GAATGGCAAAAAGACAACAAAGACCGCTGCTCCAGCGTCAAGGAGACGAGAGTCTATCGTAGAGTCTAAGATGAAGAATCTACCATCTGGTGTGCTCGCTGCATTAGCAGAGACGGAAGATGCTATAGTAAGTGGTCGTTCTGCTCCAATTGGAATGGACCAACAAGGTGAAAGCATTGTGATGCAAGAACACGCTATGTTTATGGATAGAGCTGAAATTGCTGAAGATGGGTACGAGTCACAACTAGAATTTGGTGAGATTCGTAGAACATCGAATGATGTTGCTACATCCATTGACGTAGATTTTGATGACGATCCAATTCCGGGTGGTAAGTCTTGGAAAGCCATACTTGATAAGAGTATGGAGATGGATAAAGCTAGAGGCAGATAATGGCATATAGAAGGAAGACTATAATAGTCAATCCCAACAGGGATATTCGTCAGCCCAAGAAGACAAAACCTATTGGGCTGACTTTACCATTTAATAATCCCCGTGGTATCTTCTTCCAGAGTTACACCAACAAAGAACAGGTGTATTCCAATCTCAGGAACTTGCTACTAACCGCCGTCGGTGAGCGATACTTTCAACCTGAGTTCGGCACGAACATCCGTGGTGTGCTATTTGAGAATATCGTCGATGAGGAAGAATTTAAGAACAGACTTAAAGGAGAAATTGAGTCTGCTATAACACGTTGGCTACCTTATTTGATTATTCAGCGTATAGATATTACGCTGAATATGACAGACGACGGACGTGTGGATGACTCGGATCATGCCGTTGGTATCTATATTGAGACTTTGATCTCTGGTACAAACATATATTTGCCGGTGCGGATATTTATATCGGAGACGGCTACGTTACGTGTTGAAGAAGTGGCCCTGTAATTTGTTTATTTACTGGTGATTATGAATGGCTGACTTAGTTAAAAAGGACATTAGGTATCTTGGCAGAGACTTCGGTACGCTAAAGAGCAACCTAATCGACTTCGTTAAGAGTTACTTTCCAGATACATACCAAGACTTCAATGAGTCGTCTCCGGGTGTAATGCTGCTAGAAGTTGCCGCATATGTTGGCGATGTTCTATCATATTACACGGATGTGTCCTTACAGGAGAGTATGATACTCAACGCAACTGAGCGTCAGAATATCTTTAACCTAGCACAGTCATTTGGCTACCGACCAAAAACATCGGTCGGTGCTAATGTTGATTTAGATGTATTCCAAATTGTACCCGCCATTGGTAGTGGCACGAACAATCGTCCTGATTGGTCATACGCTTTTGCAGTAGAACCCGGAATGCGAGTCGGCCACGACCAAGATGGAACAATAGAATTTAGGACAATTGACTATCTTGATTTTAGATTTAGTTCTAGCTTTGATCCTACGGAAGTTACTGTATTTGAAGTTGACGGTGGTAATGAACCAACATATTACCTATTGAAGAAATCGGTCAAGGCGGTATCTGGTGTACTACGAACCCAAGAGTTTGAATTTGAATCACCAAAGCCATATGATAAGGTAGTTCTAAACGATAACAACATCATTGAAGTCCTGTATGCTATTGATTCCGATGGTAACAAGTGGTATAATGTACCATATCTAGCACAGGATACAATATTTACTCCAGTCCCTAATATCGCTAGAAACGATAATACGTTGTACGTTAATAGAGACGAGACACCATACTTGTTGAAACTAACTCGTGTGTCACGTAGGTTTACTACGCGAATCTATGATGACAAAAAATATGAGCTTCAATTTGGTGCCGGTGTATCTGACTTGGATGATGAAATACTCGTACCCAATCCAGATTTGGTTGGTAGTTCGTTGTCTGGTATAGAAACATCAACTTCTGTCAATATTGATCCATCAAACTTCTTATATACTAAGACCTATGGATTGGCACCATCAAACACAACATTAACGGTGTACTATACAACCGGCGGCGGTGTCAAAGATAACGTATCATCTGATAGTCTAACACGAATCTTAAATAGAACAATCGTTCTTGATGGGACGGGATTGGATTCAACAATCTATGACCAAGTGGTTGCTAGTATTGCCGTGACAAACCCAATACCAGCAACTGGTGGGTCGGATGGTGAGGATGAACAAGAAATACGTCAGAATGCTCTGGCGTCATTTGCTGCTCAAAATAGGGCGGTAACAAAAGAAGATTACATTGTTAGAGCATACTCCTTACCTCAAAAGTACGGTTCACTCGCTAAGGCATACATAACAAAGGATACTCAGTTAACTGACCAATCCATTTACAATAGTGACCGAGTATCAAATGACTTGGCATTAAACTTGTATGTACTTGGTTATGATGCCAACAACAAACTAACAGTTATCAATGACGCTACAAAAGAGAACTTAAAGACATATATCAACCACCACCGTATGTTAACTGACGCCGTAAACATCAAGGATGCTTACATCATTAACATTGGTGTTGAGTTTGATATAATCACGTTGCCGGATCAAAACGGAAACCAAGTCGTATTGAAGTGTATTAAGAGACTTAAAGAATACTTTGATGTTAAGAAATGGCAGATCAATCAACCGATAGTCATAAGCAATCTATACACGGAACTTGATAGAGTCGAAGGAGTACAGACCGTTGTTAGTGTGAAGATAGTAAACTTTAGCGATACTACTCTTGGGTACTCACAACACGCTTACGATATTAACTTGGCAACAAAGAATGGAATTATATTCCCATCTCTTGACCCGTCTATATTTGAAATCAAGTATCCAGATAATGACATTATAGGTAGAGTGAGGGCCTTCGGATGATATACACGCTATATTCTCAACTAGACACAACGTTGTATGAGAGACAATCGAGCCAGAATACTGGTCTTGATCCCATCCTTGAGCTTTCCCACCAATCCATAATGGATACTACGAGTGGTACTGCTTCATGTTACAACAGTAGAATCATATTGAAGTTTCCTATTGATCAATTGGAAGCTAAAATCCAAGCGGGCAACATAGATACTTCATCCATATCCTACTACTTGTCAATGCGAATTGCTGAAGTACGTGAGATACCAACAGACTATACAATCTATGCGTATCCACTTAGTCAATCGTGGTATAATGGTACGGGTCGAGTGTACAACAGTCCAAAGAGAACTGATGGTGCTTCTTGGTATTACAGAACATCACAGGCAGTAGGTGGACTGTGGGAGATACCTCCGGCTATTGATACATATGAGTGGGATACTGCTTCTATGTTGTGGGTTGACGCTGATATTCTCTTTGGTACGAACATTAGTGCCTACGTTACGTCATCATACTGTTCTGTCACTGGTGGTGGTACATGGTGGGACTACGATGGGTTGGAGTGTACACAGTCATATTCAAATTCAACCGATGACTTATACATGAACGTTACTCCTATTGTTAGTAAGTGGGTGACTGGTTCTGGTCGGATTAACAATGACGGATTCATTTTAATGCTTGACCGTGAATTGGAAACGTCAACACAAACATTTGCCGCTGTTAAATACTTTGGTTCAGATAGCAATACGATATATGTTCCTAGGATTCAAGCCGTATGGGATGACTCTGTATTCAATACCGGTTCTCTTACAGAAGTTAATATTGAAAATGCATCAATAAACGTAAGACTTAGTAAGTTCTATTCAAGAAACGACCAAGCTAAAATCAGAATTAAAGCATACGAAAAGTATCCACAAAAGACATACACAACACAATCATACTATACCGTAAACTATCACTTACCGTCATCATCATATTATGAAATACGTGATGCCCATACAGACGAGATAATTATACCATTCAATTCGGTCGGTACGAAGATAAGTTGTGATGCTAGTGGTAGCTATTTCAATCTATGGATGAGTTCATTCCAACCAGAAAGACATTATCGTGTCTTGGTAAAGACAGAGACAGACGGTGGAAATACTATTAGGGTGTTTGATAACAAGTATTACTTTAAGGTTACTAGATGATACGAATAGAGGATTTCCTGTTTAGGGAAAATATTGATCGTTCACTTTCGGAATCGTTGTTATCTAAATACCCCAACCTATCATTTGAAACAGTTGGGGAATTTTACGATTACTTCGATTCTAAGGGTATTGCCTTGATCAAAGACTCATCAAGTGTTACCACAGAAAAACAAACACTACTACAACGATTTAAAGACTTCAAGACTTCTCCCGACTACGCTTCGGTGAAGAAGTATATTGCCGAGCAAAAGAAAATTCAATCATTGATTGAGAACAATAGTATAGATGAGGCTACGTCAATATTGGAATCAATCGAGAGAAAGACAGTTGACCCGTTTTTCAATTTCGTTGTTAGGCGAGTATTAACCGGCTCAGACACGGGAATACTACCATCAGAGAAATTGAAAGATGTGTTAGACAATATCGTTGCACAGAAAAAGGGCGATATTGATGTTGGTGCCGATGTGATACGTGATCATGACGGTACTATACAATCGTATCGTAATTACTTAAAGAATGTTGGTACGCTA